TTCAGGCCATGCGCGACCACGGCGCCGAGCTGGATCTGGCCGCGGTACCGGCGCAGGCCCATGCTGATTGATTCCGGGCTGTGCTTCGATATCGGCCGCTGGAACACGCCCGAGTGGCGCGCCGGCTTCGTCGCGGAGCTGATCGGCCTGGGCGATGAATGCCCGCACCCGCAGGCCTCGGTCGCGGCGATCGACTGGCAGGACGGCCAGGCCGAGGCGCTGCGCACGCTCCGCCTGGTGCTGCGGGAGGACTGACGCGGTATGTAAAAAAGGCGCACCCGGTGTCTACCTGGTGCGCCTCTTTGCTGCCTATTCGGCGGCTTCGTTCAGGGTGGCCAGGTGGTTCCAGAGGCGGTCCTGCAGGGCTTGGCCGGCTGCCTTGCTCAGGGTGATCACCCATCCGCTGGTGAGCTTCTCGTCCTGGGCGTAGGCGACCGTCATCGACTCGGCGCTGGCGCCTTTGGTGCGGCGGGTGGTGAATTGCAGGGCGCTGCCCGGCGCGTGCAGGCTCATGAAGAGGCCGGGGAAGGTGACCAGGACCGCGCCGTCTGGCTGGATGCTGAAGGTGGCTTTCTGGTCCTGCAGGCCTTCAACCGGGAAGGTCATTTCGATGGTCTGGCTCATGGTGTCGCTCCGGGTTTCGCCTCGCCGTTGTGGCTGGCTGTGGGAGCATCATGCCCGGAACAATGTTCCGTATCCACGGAATAAGCGCGCTTGCCCGATCCACACGTCGGGTGCCAGCGGTGAGCCAAAAGGATGCCCCCGGTATGCCTTGGGTATGTACCGGGGGTGTCCTGGGTATGCCTTTTTACATGCCCATGTCTTCAAGCTGCGCCAGGGCAGCCTGGCGCAGAAAGGCGGTGCGGCTGAGCATGCGCTTGGCGGCTGCCGCGTCGATGCGCTCGATCAGGTCTTCCTCGAGCTTCAGCGGGACCGGCTTCATCTTGGGCTTGCCCTTGGGCGCGGCCTCGACCTGGGCGGCGGGCTTCGGGCTGGATCTGCCGCCGGCGATGAATGCGGATTCGGCGTCGGGTGCGGTGGGGGCGAGCAGGCTGGGCTTGGGCATGTCATTGGTCTCCGTAGATGGCGGCGAGGAGCGCCTTCAATTCGTCGCACGCTTTCGCGTCGCGGGGCTTGTGCTCGAACACGCTGATGCCCATCGCGGCGGCGTCCGAGAAGGCCTCCCGGTGGACCAGCTTGGGCTCGATCAGCTTGAGCAGGGGGAAGTGCTCGATGACGCTCTGCCCCTGCAGGTTGATGGTGTTGTTCACGCCCGGCTTGGCGCGGTTGAGGAAGGCCAGGACCTCGATGGGCTGGCGCTTCATCTCGCGGCGGGCTTCGTTGCAAAGGTCGATCAGGCTCTGCAGCTTGCGCAGGGCGCGGGTCTCGAAGGCCTTCGGGGCGTAGGGCACGACCATCTTGTCGCAGATCATCATGCCGGCGCGGAGGGCGCCGCCGTCGTCGCCGCCGGCATCGATGATGATGTCGTCGAAGAGGGCGCGCTGGTGCTGGACCTGGGTGCGCAGCTCATCGCCGTTGAACCAGTTGGCGCTGGCAATGCCGGGGAAGCCCTCGGCCTGCATGCGGAAGAGGATCGCGTCGGCCGAGCTGCGCTGCTCGGGGTCGTCGCCGTCGACCAGGAGGACCCGGCGGCCGGGGATCATGGCGCGGGCCGAGGCGATGTTCACGGCGATAGTCGACTTGCCGACTCCGCCCTTGGGGTTCCCTACGAGGGTGATCATGGCTGGCACCTCCTGGCGCCTTTAGTGTGTACGCGGGGCACACATTATCAATCCTGCGTGCATACGCAATGCTTACGCAGTATATATTTTTGATGCCATGAGGGGTAGGGGTGCCGTCCGTGGCTGGGGTTACTCAGTCGCCGCAGAAGCAGTCGATGCTGTCGTCCAGGTCGTCGTCCTCGAACAGCTGAATCTGGCGCCCGGCGTATTCGCGCATCTGCGTGTAGCTGGGCCGGTCGAAGCGGAACAGGGCGGCGTCGCCCCCTTTGGTGATCGCCTGCTCCTGGGCGGCCCACCAGTCCGCTCGCCGGCGGTCTGTCTCGATGATGCTGTACACCTGCTGGCGCCCCTTCAAAAAGCAGAGGTCGCAGTTGCCCAGCAGGGTCTTGCCGTTGTGGCTGGGCAGCTCCAGGTCGAAGGGCTGGGCGCGCCAGAAGGCGCCGACGTCGGCCACGGTCAGGCCCGCATCGGCCAGCGGCAGGCGCATGTGCTCGCGTGGGGTTTCGGTGCTGGTGCCCCTGGCGCGGATCTTGGCCACCCGGCGGTGCTCATCGGCGCGGATCCCGACGATGCTGTCCCACTCGCCGTCGTTGTCCGCCCAGCCGAGGGACTTGAGGTAGCGGTGCATGGTGCGGATCTTCAGCTCGACCGTGCAGAAGCGCGTGACCGGGTTCGGCAGGTACTTGCGGGCCTGGATCAACGTCTCGAAGGGTTCGCCGTTGCGGCTGGCGCTGGCCAGGTCGACCACCCTGAAGCCTGGCTCATCGCGGGTGTACTCCAGCCAGGTCACGTCCAGGCCCCACTCGCGGGCGCAGCGATCGACGAACTGCAGCGTCTGCTCCATCTCCTTGCCGGTGTTCGCGAACAGGTACCTGATGGGGGCGTCGGCCTGGTTCGCCTGCTGGACCAGGCGGGCCATCATCCCGCTGGTGCGACCGCCGCTGAAACTGACCGCGGTGTTGCCGGTGACGCGGAAGGGGTCCACGTCAGCCGATCATCCACTTCGGCGGGCATTCGATGGGCGCCGTGGTCGGGCGCCAGAGGTGCAGGCAGGTGGGGTGGACGTTGACGTGCTCGCTGCGCGGCGGGTGGAACTGGACCACGCAGTCCTCTGGATCCCAAAACAGCTCCTTGACCGCGCACATCATCTCCCAGCTGGGCATGCCGCCCGACCAAACCACGCTGACGTGCTCCCAGCCGTCGTCGTCGCTGGCGATGACCTGGACCAGCTTGGGCTTGCCCCCGACCCGCAGCGTCAGCCTGAAGCAACCGTTGTTGCCGTAGTCCGGCGTCGATCGCAGCACGCCGGTGGTCACGCGGTGGCGCTCAGGAACGTGGAACATCGGCGGCCTCCGGGAGCAGGTCGCCGTTGTCCTCGAAGTCCTGGCGGATCTGCTCGAGCGTGTCGTCGTGCGATTGCTCGAGCACTTCGCGGAAGGTCTCGAAGGGCCGGCCGGTGGTGGGATTGTTCGTGGGCGCGCCCAGGGCGTGCTTGAGGGCGGTCCTGGCCCACATCGGCATCGCCAGGTAGCTCCGGTTCAGCTGGTCGATCAGGCGCTCGCGGGTGTCGGGGCTCAGCATCAGTCGGTGCCTCCGCTGGATCCGCTGTCGCTGGACGTCGTGTCGCTGCTGCTGGAGCCGCCCGAGTCATGACTGCTGGACCTGTCCTCGCTCGGGCTCGGGTCGTGCGATCGCCGCGGCGTGTCGTCGTCCTGCAGGTTGCCCTGGTAGATCGGGCTCGCTGGGTGCAACGGGTTGAACAGGTACTCCTGGGCGCTATCGTCGGCCCGGTGGCTGGTGCTGCTGCTGGTCTCTGGCCGGCGCTTGCCATCGGCGAAGGGCAGGGAGAGGGTGTCCAGGTCGTCTAGGCAGAAAACCAGGCCCCTGCAGAAGGGTTCGTCCTCATCGGGATCGTTGATGATGAAGGTGGCGTTCGGGATGTCCGTGCTCAGCTGCCAGGCCGGGCCGGTCTCGCACCACTGGGCGGTCACCTTCCAGCAGTCGGGCTTGCGCACCAGGTAGTCGCGCAGGGCGTCATCGTCGTCGTCGTCGATGGAGTCGCGGCTGGGCAGCAGGCCGCGGTCGTCCAGCAGGGCGTACCCGCCGCCGTAGCAGCCGATCTCATCGGTGATCGCGCCCTCGAATTCGAGCAGGTCGTCGCTCTCGCCGTAGGCGATCACCAGGCGGTCGCGGCGCGCCTGCATGAGCAGGTCCGGGGGAATTCGCAGGGGGCGGTCCCTGCCGTTAAGGCGGGCGGCTAGTTCGTCTTTCGTCATGCGAGGAAGTGCTCCATGAGTTCGGCCTCGGTGGGGATGTATCCGTTGGCCACGCCCCACAGGCCTATGCCGTCGATCTTGATCAGCTCGGCGTCCCACCCGCAGCGGATGTCGTATCCCTTCGGGATGATGTGGATCCGGTCGGGGGTGACTGGCGCCATGAAGACGCCGGCTTCGTTGAACGTCCAGTTGATGTACTTGCACAGGCTCTGGATGCTCGCCTCGATGGTGGTGCTGGTGGCGAGGCTCTCTTCCAGGGTGTCGCGGTGCTGGCGGATCTCGACGATGCGGCAGGGCTTGTTCTTCGGTTTGCGTTTCATGGCTTGCGGTCCTTGCGAGTCAGTGGCCCCCAAACGAGGGCCAGAACGATGGCGATAAAAACCAGGTCGGCGCACATCGACAGCACTCGGCTGACGCTGTCGACAAGCACCACGGCGAAGGCGGCAACCAGGACAGCCGCCAGGCGAAAGCGGTCGATGAGCGCCTTCACAGGTACTGTTTCAGGCTCAGGCCCAGGGTCTGCGCGGCGCGCTCCAGGGCTTCCATCTCGGCGGGCTCGATCTCGCCATCGGCCTCGGCGGTGGTCAGCATCATCACCAGGACGGTCTCGGCCTGGTCCTGGCTGTGCTTGACGTCGGCCAGCTCACGCAGCGCGTTCATGCGGATGACGCGGGCGCCGCCCTGCTCGAAGTCGGCGCGGGCCTTCTCGACGCAGGAGTGCAGCTCGGCGCCGAAGCCCTGCAGCTTCGGGTTGTTCTGCAGGAGGCGGTCGACCTTCTCGACCTCGGCCGGCTCCAGCTCGCCGTCCGCTGCAGCAACGTAGTAGCAGCCGTAGACGATGGCCTGCATGAGGTCCTTGTTTTCCAGGTTGCCCAGCGCCTGACGCGCCTGGCTGCCGTTCTTTCCGAGCAGGTTGCTGAGTAAGCCCATGGTGGTTTCTCCGGGGTTAGAACCAGGTTTCAACGATGGTGGGGTCGTCGCATTGATCGGGTGGCAGTCGCGCCAGGCCGAGGGGGATGTGCTTGCGGGCGGCTTCGAGGTCGGGGGCGTCGAAGACGATGCCGGTGGCCAGCGGTACCGGGCAGTTCGTCACCAGCCACTGGCGCACAACGAAGGGGCCGGGGCGGTCTGTTACGCCCTGGTAGATGGTGTACATCAGCAGGTCCCGGCTCATGCGAACCTCCGGGGCTGGCGGGTGGCGACCCACCCGGTGGGCTGGTCGTCGCCGCTCTTGAGCTTGGCGTACTCGGTGAGGGCCAGGGCCTGGTCCTCGAAGCAGTACCGGGCGCCGAAGCCGCAGCGGTCCATATCCATGTAGATGGCGGTGGTGAAGAGCAGGCGCCCGATGCCGATGATGGTCCCGTCCTCGAGCATGCGAACGTCGAAGTAGGTACCCATGCCCAGCTCGCGGATCTCGGCGACCAGGCGTTCGTCGGGTGTCAATTGGGCATCCTCTGGATATACCGGGGGTGCCAGTTGTATGCCCGCCTCGATGAGGCTGCTGAAGATGTCGAGTATTTCCTCGCGGTATTCCATGGCAATCCTTTGTAGATACTCAGTGTCTCTTTTGTGCATACTTTTTATGCCTTGCGCGGTGGCGGGCGCGGATCTGCTTGACCAGGTCGCGCAGCTCCGCCTCGAACTTGCCCAGCTCGAAGGCCAGGCGGTCGATGTAGCTGTCGTCGCGGGGGATCCGCTGGACGTGGAGGCGGTACTCGGGGGCCTGGCGCGGGTCGTAACTCACGAAGTCCCACCAGTCGCGGCCGGTCACGAACATGCAGCCCTGGACCTGGGCGGTGTGTTCCTCTGGCATCCCTTCGAGCAGGGTCTGCGCGTGGACGGCCGGGTTGAACGGGCATTTCATCTCCAGCCCGCCGTCGTCGCCGATGAGCCCGTCCGGGCTGGCGCCGATGAAGCGGTACTTGGGGTGCCGGATGAATTCCGCGGCGGTGACGAAGAGGCCCGTCTTGAGCTGGTAGGCCTCGAAGGCGAAAGGCTCGACCTCCTTGCCCCACTCCATGCTGCGGCTGTAGGTCTCGGGGCGGGGCTCGCCGGCGAGGCGCTCGGTGGCCAGCTCCATCATGTAGGTCTGGCGGCCCTGGAGAGGCTGGCCCTTTTTGCCCACGGCCATGACGTCGATGAATCGGCTGGCGGTGATCTTGCCGGCCCGCTGCTGGCGCCAGCCTTCGGATCTCTGCGAAAGGTCGACGCCCAGCTCTGTCACTTGCGATACCCCGCTTCGCGGGCGAGGTCGTGGATCCGGTCGCGTTCCTTGATGCCCACGGCCGCTTTCGTGTCCTCGCCCAGGGCGAGCCAGGCCGCCTTGAACGGTTCCTCACCGCCCTCCTGGGCGACGCGCTCAAGCTCTGCGATCGCCTCGGTCGGATCGGTCTCGCCCTGGTGCTCTTGGGCGGCTGCTGCGGCCACGTCGGCGCCGCGCTTGGGCCGCGACTTGGGTGGGGTGATGTCTTTCTCGCGGGGCTGGGGCTGGTCCAGTTCGTCGGGGGTGTAGACGCCCAGGATCACGTCGGGGGTGTAGAGGCGGGACCAGCGCTTGATTGCGAGGTAGGCCAGCTGTTGCTTGGGGTCGTCCGCCCACAGGGTGCTGTTGCGGGTGCGGGCCTGGGCCAGCAGCAGCTCCAGGACGCGGGGTTCGCTCTCGCCCTTGAGGGTGGCCCATACCCGCACGCCGCAGCCATCCTCATCGGCCAGCGCCCAGCCCGGGACGCGGTACTCGCCCTTGTCGTTCTTTTTGATCGTGAACTTGCCGATCACCTTCTCCCAAGGCCCGTACCACTCGAAGGCCAGGCGGCCCTCGGTCGGGGCCAGCGAGGTGATGACCGCGTTCACCAGCTGGGCTTCGTACCCCAGCGTGCCGTTCACCAAGTGCGTCTTCTGCGCCACGGCGAAGGGGTTCATCCGCCACTGCATGCTCTGCATGATCACCGCCAGGCAGTCGGCCTGGTTGCCCTGCAGGTGCTTGGGAATGGTGGAGACGCCGCCGGACATGATCTGCGCCAGGCCCATCATGCGATCGAGGCTGTTGCCGTCGAGGACCAGGGCGCTGGTGTCGGTCTGGTGCTGCGGCAGGCTCTGCAGTTCCTGCAGGGCGGGAGTGTTGTCGGTCATGCGGGGTACCTAGTGTCGGCGGGCCTGGTGCTGGTCCCAGGCGGCTTGGGCTGCATCGACGTCGTCCTCGATCTGCTCCTGCTGTTCAGCTGCAGGGGCAAGTTCCTCAAGGAGGCGGCGGGCGGTTTCGCGGGCAATCTCCTGGTCCTGGCGGATCAGGTGCTTGGGGAGGCGGCCCCGAATGCGGGCCTGGGTGAGTTGGTAGCCTTCGTCGGGCACTTCGCTAAAGGCCACGTCGACCTCCAGCCAGAACTGGCACAGCTCGATCCCCTTCCGGCGCCGGCCGGCTTGGATCGTGACGGGCTCGCCGCGCATTAGCTGCTCGATGCTCTGCTGGAGCCATGCTTGACCTTTGGTTGACTCGAGGAAGTTGCTCATCGCCCCTGGATGCCTGGTTTGATGTCGGCAGGGGATGTTTAGCGGACAAGCAACGCTTTGTAAATAGTCAACTTGCCTTAACTGCTATGCAATCAATTTGATCTCATAAGCAGCCCTTTAAGGTCTACCTGGTCAAGCGCGCTACTGGCTAAGTGCCATTTTTTGTCCAATAAAAAACCGGGCAATTGCCCGGTTTAATTGATTCCAGATGCATTCTTTTAGTGTTTATTGGACTTCCAACTTATTAATACTTTGGCATGTATTGCTAAAGACTTTTGCGCCTGGGTATCAAGTGGATAGGCCTGGTATGCCGGATCGTCGGGAATGACCAGCAGCACCTGGCCGGGCAGCCGCTGCAGGCGGCGCACGAAGGTGTGGCCCTCCAGGGTGATGATGTAGGCCCCGTCCACCTTCCATTCCTTGACGCCGCGGTCGACCAGGAGGAGGTCGGCGCCGTCGAGGTGATCGCTGGGTGACTCGGCCGGCTTGAGCACAACCGCGAGGTTGTCACTGTTTGTAAACGTGATGCCCAGGCCGCCCAGCCACTTCGGGCTTACGGTCATCGACTGCACGGTTTCGGCGAAGTCGGGGGCCAGGCTCGCGTCGGGGCTGATGGCTTCGGCTGAGTCGAAGAGCTCGATGGTGGTGAACTGGTGCCCCAGGTTGGGCGGGACCGAGGTGGTGCGCTTTTCGGCAGGTACGCCTGGGCCTCTGGCCCCGTACCCGGTGAGCAGCCAGTCAGTCGTCGTTCCCCACTCTTTCGCAATGGCAACTATGTATTCACTTCGGATATTCTCCGTGTCGCCAGAAAACCATTGCCAAACTGCCTGCTTGCTGATTCCACAAACTCTTGCAAGATTCGGTTTGACATCCCTGGGCCTAATGCCCCGATTTACCAGTAACAGCTGAATCCGGTCGGTGATTTTCATAGTGGACGAATCTACTAAACCGTCGATTAAGATCGGTTGACCGTCATAATCTAGCGTGCTTGACTGAACTGGATTTTTATCAGGGGAAGTCAAAGTGACGCGCTCTCAGGCAATTGAACATTTCGGATCGGTCTCTGCGCTGGCCAGCGCCTTGAGTATCAGCAAGGCGGCTGTCTTCGCTTGGGGCGAGACGATTCCTGAATTGCGCCAGCACCAGCTCGAGAAGCTGACCGCGGGAAAGCTCCGGGCCGAAGGGCCTGCCGCTATTCACCTCGACCATCCCGACCTCATGCAAGCTGCGCAGGATCTGCTGCTGGCTGTCTCGAACTTCCATCGCACCCTCGGCGCCGCGACCGCGGCTGCTGCTGGCATGGTTGCCGGTCCCGGTGCGTCGGACCCACCTGGCCAGTCGGTGGCGTAAGCCGCCTCTGGCGCGCGGGGCCTAGCAGCAGGGCCGGCACAATGCTACCAGAGCACGCTAACCCAGCCGTCTGGCTGCATGTGGGCTTCCTGCCGCTATTGCTCTGCATCTCTCACTTGTTCGCCATCCGGGTGCCTCTGCATCTGGCGCCTCGCTGCGCCTGGTCGGTCGGCCTGGTCCTGTCCATCTGCTGTGCGCGGCGTCCTGCTGCGAGGTAGTCCCCATGTCCCACTGGTTTCGTCTCTGGCATGAGTTTCCGTCCGACCCCAAATTCCGCACGGTGGCGCGTGACTCCGGGTGCTCTATCTGCCAGGTCCAGACGGTCTTCATCTACCTATTGTGCTGCGCTTCCAAGAACTCGACCGCAGGCGACCGCAACCGACCGCAACCGAACGCACCCGAACGCGGGGTAGCACATGGTTTCGTGGTGGAGGACTGCGCATCCCTTCTGGACCTTACGGACGAGCAGGTGGAGGCGATCCTGGCGGCCATGCAGAAGGGGCGTCTGCTCGATGGGCTCCTGGTCCTGGGGTGGGCCAAGCGCCAGCCGGTTAAAGAGGACGGTTCGCCCGAAAGGTCGCGGGATAGACGCCAGCGCGAACGGGAAGCCCGGGAAGCGGGGAAGGCCTCGAATGGCCCGCGACCGCAACCGACCGCATCCGACCGCAAGCGAACGCAACCGACCGCCCCAGATACAGATACAGAAGTAAAAGCCTCACACACTGCGGGCGCGGGCGCGTGCGATAGACCCGGATCGGGTGCTTCGCCAGGGCCGTCCGACGAATCGTCTGGTGATCTCCCGGTGCGTCTGTCCCTGGAGTGGGTACCCGACAAGACCCTGCTGCGCAGCTACGCCAAGTTCGCCGGCGTCCCGGCCGATGCCTTCACGCCCGATCGCATCCGCAGGTTCATCCTGCATCACGAACCCAGGGGCACCTTGCTCACCGAGAAGGAGCACGTCTCCGCCCTGGTGCGCTGGGTGCTCAAGGATCACCGCACCGATGCGGTGGTGCCCATTGGCCGGGGCAAGCGGCCCGCGGCCAGCGCCGATGACGACTGGTCGAAAGGGGGGCTGTGATGGACAAGGTCGCGACGCTATCGCTGGATCTGCTCGATTCCTTCCGGGCCGGTGATCCGCCGCCCGTGCGCTCTGCCCACCAGCGCACAAATCGGCATGTCGATGACCCGCCCCCCGACGAAAGCCAAGGCGTGGACCCGGCTACGCGCCGCATCATCGACACCCTGTTCGCGGAGCTGAAGGGCGTCTTCCCTGCTTGGCGAAGCGCTTGGCCCGATTCGGAGGTCGAGGGGGCGGCCAAGCGGCAATGGTTGCAGGCCCTGCTCGACCTCGGCATCGAGTCGATCGAGCAGATGCGCGTCGGCATCGAACGCTGCCGCCGCAAGGGTGAGCCTTGGGTCTGTACCGCCGAGGTCTTCGCCCTGCGATGCCTTCCCAGGCCAGAGGAGCTGGGGCTGGGGCTCAAGCCTACGGCCAAGGCCTTCGTCGAGGCCTACCACCGCGCGCATCCCTACGCTGACCACTGCTGGAGCCATACCACGGTCTTCCATGCGGCCTACGAGGTCGGGCTAAGCACTTTCCTGCAAGGAGACGCCAAGGAGGCTCGCGAGCGGTTCGCGCGGGCCTACGTGCTCGCCTGCTATCGCTTCTCTCAGGGTGATCCGCTGCGCCCACTGCCCAAAATCGAACCTCCCGCCCGCCCGCGGAAGGCGCCCAATCGCGAGCTCGCGGTGGGTGCTCTGGCGGAGATTCGGCAACGTTTGACCGGAGTCCGACAATGATCCACCAGCAAGACCTCAACGCCCTGGTTCAGCAAGCCCTGGAGCGCGCCATCGACATGGGCTTCGTTAACGGGACTGGCTTGAATCCTGACCTGATGGGCGCTCCGGGGTATCGGCTCAATCGCCAGCGCCAGGCCGAGCGCCTGCTGGCCGAGATCCAGGCGGCCATGGTCCCGCCCGAGGTGGAGTCCTCCGATGGGTAGGAACGCGCGCAATCGCGTGTACCTGCGGGTCCGCCAGGTCTCCGATCTGGAGACGGGCGAGATCTGCCTCGGCCTGGTACCGCGTTCGGACGTCGACCAGGTGCTGCTCGCGGCGCGCCACCTGCAGCACAACGATGACGTTCGCGCGGAGATATCCAAGCCGCGCAACCTGCGCCAGTGGCGCCGGATCCACCGCCTGGGCCAGCTGGTCCAGGCCCAGGTGCCGGGGTTTGAAAGCCTCGGCTCCCACGACTGCATCAAGCGCCTGCAGGCCGACTCTGGCCTGCACTGCGACGAGGAACGGCTGGACCTCCAGGGCTGGGGTGTACTGATCCGCCGGGTGCCTCGAACCCTCGCCTTCGACGAGATGGAGGAGGGCGACTTCTCCGCGTTCTACCGCGGCCTCTCCGCCTATCTCGCCGACACCTACTGGCCGCGCCTGTCGCCCGATGACGTCGCCGCCATGGCCGAACTCATGCCCTCGGAGCCCTACGCATGACGGACAAGATCCTGCACTTCTCGCCGCGCCCGGAGGCCGAGCGATCGGTCATCCGCAAGCACCCGGAGCCCCGGTCCTGCCGGCACGATGTGTTCCACGTCGATGAGCGCCATGGGGAGGTGGTCTGCGGTGACTGCGGCGAAAAGCTCAACCCGATATGGGCGCTGCTGCAGGTGGCGCAGCAGGAGTCGCATTACCTCCGTATGCATAAAAGGTATACGGAGGAGGTAAAAAGGCTATCCGAAAGGAGCCGCACCAAGTGCCAGCACTGCGGGCATATCACTCGAATCTCTGACCACTGAGGGCGCCGCTATGGACGACCGTTTCTTCCCGGGCGATCCCGCCCTCACCCTGGTCGACAAGATCGGCATCCCGCGCGGCTCGCAGGTCATCGTCGAGTGCTTCATCCCGGTCGGCGGCATCGCGCAGTTCAAGCAGGGGATGTACATGGCCCAATCCGACCTCTGGATGTGCCACCAGGACGGGTCCATGGAAATGGTCCCCTACCTGCCGTCCGAGCTGATGCCGTTGCAGCCGCCTGGCGAGCCGCAGGAGGTCGTCGAGTTCCAGGGGGTGGTCGTTTGAACGGGCTGCTGCTGGCCGCGATCATCATGCTGATCGGCCTGGTGCTGGGCGAGGTCATGATCCGGGTCCGCAAGGACTGGCTCGATCCCGCCCCGATCATCTGCTACTGGGGCGCCCTGCTGATCGCGCTGCTGACCCTGATCTGGAGGGGCGTGTGATTTTCGGCATCGATCCGGGCCTGACGGGCTGCATAGCGGTCCTGGATCGCGCTGGCGCGCTGATCGCCCATCTGCCCATGCCTACGCTGCGGGTAGGGTCCAAAAACCGCGTAAACGGCGCCGCAGTGGCCGCTTTCGTGCTGACCCATGCCCCAACGGGCGAACGGCACGCCTACCTGGAGCTGGTGGGCTCGATGCCCAAGCAAAGCCCCAACTCGATGTTCAGCTTCGGCCACAGCGCCGGCCTGGTCGAGGGCGTGCTCTCTGGCTTGGGAATTCCCTACACCCTGGTGCTGCCTCAAACGTGGAAGAAGCACGCGGGTCTGATGGGCACGGACAAGGACGCCTCCCGATCGCGTGCCATCCAGCTCTACCCGGGCCTCCGGGAGCTGGACTTGAAAACCAAGGGCCAGGCGCTGGCTGATGCAATCCTGATCGCGCGCGCTGGCCTGCTGCTGGAGACGTCCAAGCGATGAAGTTGATCAGTGCCCGTCAGGCGTGGCATGACGCCTATTACGATCCCAGCGCCTGCCAGATCGCCGAAGCGATCGCCGAGGCGCGCCGCCAGTTGCGCAAGTCTGGCCCCAGCACCCGCAGCCGCCTCCGCCGGTTCCCTGCGGCCTACTCAGGCGCCGCGGCCGAGGACGCCGCCGAGTTCCTGGTGGCCATGGAGCTGATCCGGGCCACTGAGACGCGCGGTCGGTCCCGCGTCACCAGCCTCAACCGGGCCGCCCACATGCACGCCGCCGGCAAGGTGATGTACGCCATCTCGACCCTGGCGCCGCCCCTGCAGCACCTCGGCCACTTCCTGCACCACCCGGAGCCTAAGCCGCTCGACCAGAATCGGGCGCATAGCTTCCTGTTCTTCTCGACGGATCTGCCCAACATCCACCGCCACCGCAAGGAGACCGCCTGGTGGGTCTGCCTGGCCGCGCTCTACTCCTGGAGGGGGCAATGCCGCGGCGCCGAGGAGTGGTGGCCTGGCCGCATTGCCGGCCTGGTGGCCGACTGGTCCGGGATCGCCCTGGACGTCTCCCACTGGCAGCGCGATTGGGCCGAGATTTGGGACCTGTACCTGGCGAAGGCGGATGAGCTGGAGGCGCGTGCGCTGCAGCCAGTTCGGGCCGTAATTGACCGTCAGGAAGGTGCCGCTTGATTTTTGGCGAGTAAAAAGCCAGTCTTTTTCTATCGTGCGCAACGTGCGCAACTCCTTCAGAACCCTGGCTTCGGCCGGGGTTTTTCGTTTCTGCCGCCGCCTGGCAGCCCGCCCTGGTACGTGCGCGGGTCTTTCTCTGCACCCAGGCCCGGTCCCTTCAGCGAGGCCTGCCCTTGGACCCTATCGAGACTCTGCTCGCTTGGGCGCTGCCTGGGCTTATCGGTGCGCTGGGTGGCCTGTGCAGCCTGGGCTATCCCGGGCCGGTCAAGGCGAAGTTCACCATCGGGTTCTTCGTCTCAAAGCTGCTCGCCGCGTTCTTCGTGGGCAAGGTCACTGGCGACCTGGCTCCGCATGACGCTACCTGGCGATCGGCGCTCATCCTCACCTCGGGGTTCTTCGCCTATCCGGTGCTTGGCGTGCTGGAGCGGCGGATTAAGGACCTGTACGAGCGTTTCCTGCCGGGGCAACCGTAATGCTCTACGTCTCGATCCTCGCCGTGCTTGGGTATGCCGTGGCCGTGGGCCGCTGCATCTGGTTCTGCGCCACCGCCCGCGACGTCCGCGTCGATGACCGGGTGGAGGTGATCCATACCATGGTGGGCTGCACGATCATGGCCATCGGGTATGTGGCGCTGTGGGTGCTCGAACCCTGGCGGCTCAACAACACCAGCCTGGCCAGCGCCATCGTCGGCGGCCAGGCCCTGTTCTTCGCCAGCTACGTCTACCACCGGGTGGACTCCATCATCCGGGGCCGCAACCGTCGCCTGGGTGATCGTCGCCGCGACGTGCGTGTCTCGCCTGGTCTTCGCTGAGGTCTTGCTATGACTGAAACCAAACTGAGCACCGACCCGGTGTACATCGGCTTGCGTGGCCTGGTGTCCATGATGGGGCCGGTCGAGCAGCAGGAGGTGGAACGTCTCCGCCTGCGCGCCCTGGAACTGCTGGCCGAGAACGAGCTGGCGAACATCGGCATGACGCTCGCCATCCTTGAGCACGACGCTCGGCCTCGCTGATGGCTGCCCTGCCTCCGCAGTCCCGCCGGCGCAACGAGCTGTACGACGAGCGCTGGAAGGCTGCGCGCCTGGCGTTCCTGCAGCGTCACCCGCTGTGCGTCGAGTGCCAGCGTGGTGGTCGCCTCAATGCCTTCGATCCCATCACCAACCCGCGCTTCGTGGTCGACCACATCCGTCCGCACCGTGGCTGCCGTGAGCTGTTTTGGGACCAGCGCAACTGGCAGGTCCTCTGCAAGCCCTGCCACGACTCGGTGAAGCAACGCATCGAGAAGTCGGGGGAGTATGGCTGCGACGAGGACGGCAACCCGCTGTCGCCTGGGCACCACTGGCGATAGGGACGGGATCCTGACGGCGTTCCGGCGCGGGAACGATTCTCAACAAAAAGTCCGAAACCGACAGATTTTCGGCACCGGGGGGGGTGGGGACAGAGTTCTGACTCTGGAGGCCCCGAACGCCGCCCCCGGTTTTTTCGCACGACCGCGAAAAACCGACCGGGGGTTATAACTTCGTGGCTTCTAAGCTCTCAATCGAATATCGCAGGCTGGCGGCGCTGATCCCCTACGCCCGCAATAGCCGCACCCACAGCCCCGCGCAGGTGCAGCAGATCGCAGCAAGCATCAAGGAGTTCGGCTGGACGAACCCGGTGCTGATCGACGAGGAGGGCGGCATCATCGCAGGCCATGGCCGGGTGCTGGCCGCGGATCTGCTCGGCCTGGAGGAAGGCCCCACCATCACCCTGGTCGGGCTGACCGAAGCGCAGAAGCGCGCCTACGTCATCGCCGACAACAAGCTCGCCCTGAATGCCGGGTGGGATGAGGAGATGCTGCGCCTCGAACTGGATTCGCTCGCCGAGCTGGGCTTCGACCTGGACCTGGTGGGCTTCTCCGAAGACGAGATGTCCGCGCTGTTCGCAACCGAAGAATCCAAGGGCGGCCTGACCGACCCGGACGCGGTACCGGAGGTTGAGGATCCGGTGGCGCAACCGGGCGAGCTCTGGCTGCTGGGCGTGCATCGGGTGTACTGCGGCGACTCCACCCAGCCCGAGCAGGTGCGCGCGCTGCTGGAGGGCCACCTGGCTGATGCCTGCTGGACCGACCCGCCGTACAACGTGAACTATGAGTCCAAGCTCGCCGGCAAGATCAAGAACGACTCCATGCGCGATGAAGCCTTCAGGACGTTCCTCGAGGACGCTTTCCTGGCCGCCATGGACGTGCTCAAGCCTGGCGCGCCGGTGTACGTCGCCCATGCCGACACCGAGGGCCTGAACTTCCGCGCTGCCTTCAAGGCGGCCGGCTTCAAGATCAGCGGGTGCCTGGTGTGGGCCAAGAACAGCCTGGTGCTGGGGCGCTCGGACTACCAGTGGCAGCATGAGCCGATCCTGTACGGCTGGAAGCCTGGCGCGCGGCACCGCTGGTACGGCGGGCGCAAGCAGACCACCGTCCTGGAGCTGGGCGGCTCGGTCTTCACGCAGAACGATGATGGCACCATAACAGCACGCATCGGCGGCGAGGCCATCGTCCTGTCCGGTACCAACCTCAAGGCCGCGCCCCTGCAGAGCACCATCATCCGCGTCGAGAAGCCGAAGCGCTCCGCGGACCACCCCACGATGAAGCCGGTGGAACTGGTGTCGCGCCTGCTGCGCAACTCCACCCGCGAGGGCGACCTGGTGCTGGACCTGTTCGGCGGATCCGGCTCGACCCTCATCTCCTGCGAAATGCTGGGCCGCCAGGCTCGCCTGATGGAGCTGGATCCGCGCTTCGTCGACGTGATCATCCGGCGCTGGCAGGACTTCACCGGCGAGAAAGCCGTTCGCGCATCCGATAGCGCGCTATTCGAGCAGGTGGCCGCTGAGCCGCGTCTGCCTGCCGCAGTCGAGGCTTAACGCCTCAGTAGGACCTCCCATGCCCTCTGGCCGTAAACCGACCCCGACCGCGCTGAAGCTGGTCAAGGGGAACCCGGGCAAGCGCCCGATGAATGCCAAGGAAGCCCGCCCGGACCTGTCCCGCCCTGCGCCGCCGACCTTCCTGTCGGATGACGCGAAGGTGGAATGGGGGCGGGTGATCGACACCCTGTACCAGGTCGGCCTGATGACCGAGCTGGATCGCGCCGTGCTGGCCGCGTACTGCCAGGCCTATGGCCGCTGGGCGCAGGCCGAGCGCGCCCTGGCGAAGATGGCCGAGCGGGATCCGGTCAACTACGCGCTGATGATCAAGACCTCCAACAACAACCCGATTCAGAACCCGCTGGTGGGCGCTGCCAACAAGGCCGCCGCGGATATGGTTCGGTACGCCAGCGAGTTCGGCATGTCGCCGGCCGCGCGTGCCCGGGTCAACGCGGCTGAGAATGGCGAAAAAGACCCGGTCGACAAATTCTTCGGCTGATCCGGCAACCGCCTATGCCCTGGACGTTAGCAGCGGAAAGGTCCTTGCTGGACCGGACATCCGGGCGGCCTGTGCCCGTCACCTTCGCGACCTGGATAAGGGGCCTGCCCGGGGCCTGTCCTGGGACCTGGCGGCGGCCAACCGCGCTATCGACTACTTCGAGCAGGTGCTGCGCCTCAACGGCGGCGACTTCGAGAACGTCCCCTTCAAGCTGCTGCCCTGGCAGGCCTTCGTGGTCGGCTCGATCTTCGGCTGGAAGGCGCCGGATGGGTACCGCCGGTTTCGGATGGCCTACGTGGAGTCGGGCAAGGGCTCTGGCAAGTCGCCCCTGGCGGCCGGCATCGGGCTGTACTGCCTTACCGCCGACCAGGAGCCGCGAGCGGAGGTCTATGCCGCGGCCACCAAAAAAGACCAGGCGATGATCCTGTTCCGGGATGCGGTGGCGATGGTGGACCAGTCGCCGGCCCTCTCGAAGCGCCTGAGCAAGTCGGGCACCGGGCTCAACGTCTGGAACCTCGCATTCCTGCAGACGGGGTCGTTCTTCAAGCCGATCAGCTCGGACGATGGCCAGTCGGGTCCGCGCCCGCACTGCTCGCTGATCGACGAGGTGCATGAGCACAAGACGAACTTCGTCGTGGAGATGATGCGGGCGGGCACCAAGGGCCGCCGGCAGGCGCTGATCCTGATGATCACCAACTCGGGGCATGACCGCACCTCGGTCTGCTACGAGTACCACGAGTATGGCAAAAAGGTATCTAAAGGAAGCCTCGAAGACGATTCGTTCTTCGCCTTCATCTGCTCGCTGGATGAGGGGGATGACCCCTTCAAGGACGAGAGCTGCTGGGGCAAGGCCAACCCTTCGCTGGGCCATACCTTCGGCATGAAGTACCTGCGCGAGCAGGTGCAGCAGGCGCGGGGCATGCCGGGCAAGGAGTCGATCGTTCGGCGGCTCAACTTCTGCGAATGGGTGGACGCGGCCACGCCCTGGATCGCGCAGGCGACCTGGACGAAGTGCGAAGCGCAGTTCGCCCTGGAAGACCTCGCCGGCGAGACCTGCTATGGCGGCCTCGATCTCTCCGGTACCCGCGACCTTACCGCGCTGGCGCTCTACTTCCCGCGGCAGAAGCGGGCCTTCGTCGAGTTCTGGACCCCGGGCGACACGCTGCTCGATCGCGAGCGCACTGACCGGGTCCCCTATGACGCCTGGCGGCGCAAGGGCTTCGTCCATGCCCCGGCGGGCCAGGCCGTGGACTACGGCGTCGTGGCCCAGCGCCTGGGTGAGCTCGCGGCCATGTTCAACCTGGCCGGCGTCGCCTTCGACCCGTACCGGATCAAGTATTTCATCCCGGAAATGGACGCCCAGGGCATCCAGGTCCTGCTGTTCCCGCACGGCCAGGGCTATGCCCAATCCCAGCAATCCGGCCTCTGGATGCCGCGCTCGATCGAGCTGCTGGAGGAACTGATCACCACGGCCGAGCTACAGGTGCTCGCCAATCCCTGTCTGCGCTGGAACGCCGCGAGCGCCGTGCTCGAAGCCGACCAGAAGGACAACCGCATTTTCGCCAAGCGCAAAGCCACCGGCCGCATCGACGGCGTGGTCGCGCTGGCCATGTCTGTCGGCGCTGCCACCGATCTCAGCGATCAGGGCGACGTGGACGGTTTCTTCGATGATCCGATCATGGTGGGTGTCTGATGGCCCGAAGCAGAAAGCCTGGCCGCGTTAAAGCCAAGCTCCTTGACTGGCTGGGTGTCCCTATCGGCCTCACCAGCGGAGAGTTCTGGCAGGAGTGGTTTGCGGTCACGTCCAAGTCTGGACAGAACGTCACGGTCGATAGCGCCCTGCAGCTCTCCACCGTGTGGGCGTGCGTGCGGCTGCTGTCGGAGACGATCTCCACGCTGCCGCTGCGCCTGTACCAGCGCATGCCCGATGGCAGCCGCCAGACGGCGAAGGATCACCCGCTGTACCAGCTGCTGTGCCGGCAGCCGAACCCGGAAATGACCCCGCAGCGCTTCATGCTGATGGTGGTCGCCTCGATCTGCCTGCGCGGTAACGCCTACGTCGAGAAGCGAATGATCGGCGGCCGGATCATCTCCCTGGTCCCGCTGCTGCCGCAGCACATCCGGGTCGAACGTACCGAGACGGGCCAGCTCAAGTACACCGATCTGTCCTCGGGTACCGACCGGGTCATTCCCACCAAGAACATCATGCACATCCGCGGCTTCGGCCTGGACGGGATCTCCGGGCTCAAGCCCATCGGCACCGGCCGCGAGATCATCGGTCATGCGATGTCGGCGGAGGAGGCGGCGGCCAAGTTCTTCGCCCAGGGCCTGCAGGCCTCTGGCTTCCTCACAGTGGAGGGCGGCGCCGGGCAGGGCGCAGGCACCCTCACCGAGGCGCAGCGGGCCAAACTGCGCAAGAGCATGGAAGCCTTCCAGGGCTCGCGCAACGCCGGCAAGACCATGGTGCTGGAGGCGGGCCTGAAGTATCAGGGCATCACCATCGACCCCGAGTCGGCGCAGATGCTGGAGACCCGCAGCTTCGCCGTCGAGGAGATGTGCCGGTGGTTCCGCGTGCCGCCTTTCATGGTCGGCCACATGGACAAGCAGTCGTCGTGGGCATCCTCGGTCGAGGCGCAGAACCTGCACTTTCTGACCAACTCTCTGCGCCCGCTGCTGGTGAACATCGAGCAGGAGATCTCCCGCTGCCTGATCGGCATCGAGGACGAGGATGTGTTCGCCGAATTCGCCGTAGAAGGCCTGCTGCGCGCCGACTCCACCGGCCGCTCGGCCTACTACAACACCGCCCTGCAGAACGGCTGGATGTCTCGCAACGAGGTACGCCGGTTGGAGAACCTGCCGCCGATCCCAGGTGGCGACACCTACACCGTCCAGTCCGCCCTGGTGCCGCTGGATCAGCTGGGCATCGCCCCGCAGGCCTCGGCCTGGTCCGTCATCGTCAAGGCGGCCATCGAGGCGGGCGACCTGGAGCGCTTGCGCATGGCGGTCGACCAGGCCTCCCAGGCGCTGGAGGCGGGCCACGCTGAAGGCCCCGCCATGGCTCACACCCTCATGTCCCTCGATCGGCAACAGCAAGCCGCTTAACTCCTGGAGTCCACCATGACCATCCGCACCCTTCCGGCCGCGCCGGCGGCACGCCCCTGCGTGAAAGTAAGCGCCGAGCTGCTGCCTCTGGCCCTGGAGCGCTGGCAGCCGGAGATTCAGGCCGCCGCCGCCGACGACCGCACCATCTCGATTTTCGACCCCATCGGCATCGACTACTGGACGGGCGAGGGCGCCACCGCCAAGCGCATCGCCGGCGCCCTGCGCGGCATGGGCGGCGAAGACGTGACCGTGAACATCAACAGCCCCGGCGGCGATATGTTCGAGGGCCTGGCCATGTACAACGTCCTGCGCGAGTACGAGGGCCACGTCACCATCAAGGTCCTCGGCCTGGCCGCCTCGGCGGCGTCCATCGTCGCCATGGCCGGCGACCGGATCGAGATCGGGCGCTCCGCGTTCTTCATGATCCACAACTGCTGGGTGCTGGCCCAAGGTAACCGCCTGGACCTGCATGCCATGGCCGATAGCCTCGAACCCTTCGACCAGGCCATGGCGGACATCTACGCCGCCCATACCGGGCAGGACATCGCGGCGGTCCAGACGCTGATGGACGCCGAGACCTGGCTGGGCGGCTCCGCCGCCATCGAGGCAGGCCTGGCCGATGGCCTGCTGCCGTCCGAACAGATCACCGAGTCCACCCAGGCCCGCGGCCCGCAGATCGCCGCCCGCCGCCTGGACGTGGTCCTGGCCCGCGCGGGCATGCCCCGCAGCGAGCGCCGCGCCCTCATCGCAGAGATCAAGTCCGGTACGCCTAGCGCTACCGGCGCCGGTACGCCCAGCGCTGCCGATTCGATGGCCGAACAGGCCGCCTTCGCCGAACTCCAGCAGGCCCTCGCGGCGCTGCAATCGGCATCCTCTCGTTTCGGAGCTTAACCATGACCGATCTATCCAATGCCGACCTGCTCAAGAAGGTCACCGCCGAGCTGACCCAGGCCTCGGAGAAATTCACCAAAGAGGCGGATTCCGCCCTCAAGGAGGCCCGCCGCGCCGGCGAGCTGTCGGAGGAAACCAAGGCCAAGGTGGATGAGCTCGCGCTCACCTTCAACACCCTGACCGAAGCCGAGCGCCAGCTGAAGGCTCGCCTGGGCGAAGTCGAGCAGGAGCTGGTGGCGCTGCCTGGCCGTGCCCCTCAGTCGCTGCGCGAGACCCCTGGCGCCCAGGTGATCAAAAGCCAGGCCCTGAAGGAGTTCGCTGCCTCCATCGAAGGTGGCCGCCGGATCTCCATCCCTGTCCAGGCTGCGCTGCTGTCGCCTGATCTGCCCGAGGGCGTGATCGAGCCCCAGCGCCTGCCGGGCATTGACGTGCTGCCCAAGCGCCGGCTGTTCGTTCGCGATCTGCTGGCCCCGGGTACCACCGACAAGCCCGCGCTCTGGCTGGTCCAGCAGTCCGGCTTCACCAACCGCGCCGCGGTGGTCCCGGAAGGCACCAAGAAGCCTTACAGCGACATCAAGTTCACCACCAAGATGACCGCCGTCTCCACGCTGGCGCATATGTTCAAGGCCTCCAAGCAGGTCCTGGACGATATGCCGGCGCTGATGTCGCAGATCGACACCGAGATGCGCTTCGGCCTCAAGTCGGTCGAGGAGGACGAGATACTGTTCGGCGATGGCACTGGCCAGCACCTGCACGGCATCGTTCCGCAGGCGGTGGACTTCAAGGCCGCGTTCGACGTCGAGCGCCGCAGCGGCATCGACGATCTGCGCCTGGCCATGCTGCAGACGCAGATCGCTCGCCTGCCGGCGTCCGGTCATGTGCTGCACATGATCGACTGGGCGCGCATCGAGCTGACCAAGGACGCCAACGGCAACTACATCCTGGCAAACCCGCTGCAGCTCGCTGGCCCCACCCTGTGGGGTCTGCCGGTGGTGCCCACCGATGCGCCCGCCTTCGAGGGCAAGTTCCTGACCGGCGCCTTCAACAGCGCCGCGCAGATCTTCGATCGCGAGCAGGCCAACGTGGTGATCTCGACCGAGAACGCCACCGACTTCGAGGACAACATGATCTCCGTCCGCTGCGAAGAGCGGCTGGCGCTGTTCGTGTACCGCCCCGAGGCCTTCGTCTACGGCGAGTTCACCGGCGCTGCTGCTGGCGCTGGCGCCTAACCCACCCTGGCCGCCCCCCGGGGCGGCCCCTGGAGATCACCATGAAACTGAAAACGACCAAGGTGCTTTACCTGGGTGGCCAGGTCCTGCGCGAGGGCCAGGTCTTCAAGACCACGGATCCGCACGGCAAGGAGCTGAAGGAGAAGGGCTACGCCGTCGATGACGATGGCCCATCCGATCCGCTGGTGGAGCTGGGTGAGCATGGCTGGGCGCTCGATACCGAACGCACCGCCGGCCTCGATACCAGCGCCATCGTCAGCCCCGGGCAAGCCGCGGCGCAGGAAGTGGCCGCCAAGCAGCCCCGCACCACCACGGCTCGAACCAAAAAATCGAGCTAACCCTGGTCCGCCGAGGAGACCCGCCATGTCCGTTATCGCTATCCAGCTCGCCATGGATCATCTGCGCGCGGAGGATGACGATCGGGAACTGGTCCAGGCCTACCTCGATGCGGCGGAGGAGGCGGCGGTTGCGTTCCTGCAGCGCCGCTTCTACTCCGACGCCGCGGCCATGGCTCTGGCCCAGGCCGACATCGACGAGCGCCGCCGGGCGCTGGTCGCCAAATACGAGGAGCGGCTGCGTGCTGGCAGCGGCTCCATGTACATGCCCAGCCCCGCGCTGGTGGATCAACACCGCCGGCGCCTGGTGGATCTGGAGGACCAGTTCCTGGAGGAGCTGGCGCGGCTGGCCGCGGTCGAGCACGGCATGGTGATCAATGCCGCCATCCAGACCGCCTGCCTGCTGACCCTGGGGCATCTCTACAACAACCGCGAGGACTCCATCATCGGCGTGTCCGTGGTGGCCCTGCCGCTGGGCTCCAGGACGTTCCTCGCACCCTACCGCCGGGGGCTGGGGGTATGAGGGCCGGGCGCCTCACCAGCCGCGCCATGATCCAGGAGCTGCGCCCGGATCTGTCCGTGCTCGAGCACGGCCGGGTGTGGGTGGATGTCCGCGTGAAGGACGCCGCCGAAGGATCCGCGCAGACAGGCCTGCGCATGCCCACCAAGGCCGACATCCGTGCCCGGGAGGTCGACCGCCTGGCCGCGTCGCGCTACCTGCGCCTGGTGCGCAACGACCGGCTGTTCCATCTGCTGGAGGTGCGGCCCCTGGGCAACCAGGGCGAGTTCGTCATGACCGCCGATGAGCTGGTGGGGCTGCCGGCCTGGTTCGAGCCCATGGCCGGCGTCGAGCGCCCGTGCCGGGTATACCTGGAGTATTCCGCGCCGCTACTTGATGACCTGCAGCAGGTGGTCGAGCACCGCACCCGCGCCCAGCTCGCCCTGGTGGAAACCGGCCCGATCGAGGTCGACGACCAGCTGCGCGTCGCCGGCGCCCGGTACCGGGTGATGGGCTTCGCCCAGGACAGCGACGATGGCGTGGTCCGCAGCGTCTGGCTGGAGGCGCTCTGATGCAGGTCAACGTCAGCCTGGTCGGCGTGGAGCAGGTCCAGAAGCACCTGGAGTCGGTGGGTCGCTCGATCGATCCGGTGATGAAAAAGACCGTCAACCGCACCGCCGTGGGGACCCGCCAGCTGAAGTATGTGAAGCCCCTGCAGCGGCTGTTCGTCGACCGTAAGGCGCTGCGCCGCGGCTTCTCGATCCGCCGGGCCGGTAAGCGCTCCAGCGCTGCGCGCATCATCCCGTCTTCGGCCGGCGTCCCGATCCCGTCCTGGGCCGGCTGGAACTACAGCGTGGTGGCGCCTACCCGGGCGCGGATCTTCGTGCGGTCCCTGCAGGGCCGCAAGCTGGCCGCCGGCTTCGTCAACCCGGCGTCTGCTCGCAAGCTCGCCCTGCGCACCCGGGGCGCCCGCGCATCGGCCACCCAGCCGCGCACCGCCCTCGGCCCCAGCCTGGCGTACTTCTTCCGCCAGATGACCAACGACCAGCTCATCCGCTGGGTTAACGCCTACCTGCAGCAGGAATTCCGCAAGCAGATCGAGGCGGAGGTTAAGAGCGCATGACCAAAGGCACCGACCTGACTGCCTCCCTGGTGGAAGCCCTGGAGGGCATCGTGCCGTCCGCCGGCTTCCACACCCAGCTGTTCGGCATCTACGAGGACGCCCGCAAGGTGCCCAAGGATGCCCGCAAGCCCTATGCCCTGGTGCGGCTCAACCTGGACCGGATCGACACCATGGCTGGCCCCAGCGCCAAGCGGGTGCGCGAGTACGAGATCGAGGTCGTCTTCGCCGGTACCGCCGAACGCCGCGACCTGGAGCTGTGCCACCACGATCTGCTGCGGTCCTTCGGCCTGGGCAAGCCCCAGCCGCAGCGTGCCTTCCCGGGCTGGCGCAACGAGGAGGAGGCGGCCTACCTGCCGCCTGGGGTGGATGGCTCCACCACCTGGCGCCTGGTGAGCGCTGTGTCGCTCAACTACTCCGAGAACTACTGACCCCGACCCGCGCCCCGCGGGTTTTTTTCATCTGCAGGAGACCTTCCGCATGGCAATCGAGACCTGGCTTGGATCGGGCAACGTATCCCTTCGCGCCTACGGCAGCAGCGCGCCGTTCGCCCGCATCGGCAACTGTGAGCAGCTGTCCTTCAACATCAACGAGAACGAGATATCCCTGGCGGACCACACCTCGCCGGGCGGCGGCAAGTACGACTCTGTCCGCCGCATCGAGTCGGTCGAGATCGCCATGTCCTGGAACGAGCTGTCCGTCTCCAACCTGGTGAAGGTCCTGTACGCCACCAGCACCTACCTCAAGCCCGAGGCGGTGGCCGGTGAGAAGCACAAGGCAGCGCCTGGCGGCCTGATCGTGCTCGACCGCATGCCGCTGACCATCACCACCGTGAAGAACGGCGCGAGCGAGCTGAAGGCCGATGACGGCGCGTATGTGGCCACCGGCGGCGGGATCCTGATCCCGGAAGACTCGGCGCTGCCTGCAGACACCGAGCTGACCATCGCCTACCAGGGCGCCGGCGTCGACGTCATCGAAGCCCTGACCGATTCGGGCCAGGTGTACGAGATGTTCTTCGAGGGCATGAACGAAGCCGGTACCGGCAAGCGCGCCAATATCCGCATCCACCGGGTGAAGATCGGCGCCGCGCAGGACCTCAACTGGATCGGCGATGACTTCGCCGCGCTGGATGTGACGGCCGAATCCCTCAAGGACACCACCCGGGGCGGCGTCGGCAAGTCCGCGTACTTCCGCATTGAGAAAGAGCGCGCTGCCGCATGAGTGACCTCGGCGTGCTGTTCCCGCAACCGGAGCACGTCCTGGTCGGCCGGCTGCGCGTCGAGCTGCGGCCGGTGCGCCTCAAGGACTTCGAGGTCTACGGCGCCGTGGCCGGGCAGGTGGTCACCCTGCTCGGCACCGACCTGGACGCGCTCAATGCCTTCGCTGCGCGCAACGCCCGCGCGCTGCAGCGGGCGGTGGTCTGCTGCACCAGCCTCAACCGCTGGCAGGCCTGGCGCATGCCTCTGGCTGTGCTGCTCCAGGTCTTCTGCCTGGCCATTCGGGCGAACACGGGTTTTTTCGCTCAGGCCCTCCCAGCGCTGGCAGAAGCCTTGGGTGGGCGGGCGTCGCCCAGCAGCTGATCGGCGCCGGGCACCCGCCGGCGGCGGTCGGCGATTACACCCTCGGCCAGATCGAGGCCTTCCTGGAACAGATCGACCGGCAGCGCCGCGAGGATCACCGCCTGCAGCTGTTGCTGCTGCGCGCGTCCCAGGCGGCGCCTGCTGACTACAAACGCATTCTGAAGAGTCTGAGCTAATGCCGTCGAATCCGAAGACTGAGTTCATCATCGGGGCCAAGAACGCCACCAAAAAGGCTTTCGACGAGGTCAATAAGCAGCTCGGCGATATGAACACCAAGGCGGCGCGCGTGGGGGCCTCGATCGCCGGCGCGCTGTCGGTCGGCGCCTTCAAGGGCTTCCTGGACGGGACCAGTCGCACGCTGCTGGAAATGAACCAGATGGCGCAGGTCTCGAACACCACCGTCCAGGAGTTTCAGGGCCTGGCGTTCGGGGCGCGCTCGGTCGGCATCGAGCAGGAGAAGCTCGGCGATATCTTCAAGGATGTACAGGACAAGGTCGGGGACTTCATCAACACCGGCGGCGGCGAGCTGAAGGACTTTTTCACCAACATCGCGCCCCAGGTGGGGGTGACCGCGGCTGAATTCCGCAACCTCTCCGGCCCCGAGGCCCTGCAGCTCTACGTCTCCAGCCTGGAGAAGGCCAATCTCAGCCAGTCGGAAATGACGTTCTACCTGGAGGCGATCGCCAACGACGCCTCGCGGCTGCTGCCCCTGCTGCGCAACAACGGCGAGGGCTTCGCCCTGCTGTCGCGCCAGGCGCAGGAGATGGGCCTCATCCTGTCCGGCGATGCCGTGCAGGGCTCGCGGGATCTCACCGCCTCGATCACCACCCTGGGCGCCGTGTCGGACAACTACCAGCAGCGGGTCGCCATCGCCCTGGCGCCGACCATCCGCGAACTGACCGGCCTGCTGGTGGACTACGGCAAGCAGACCGGCACCGCCGCCGAGCAGACCAGCGTGCTGGGCTCTGGCCTGAAGGTGGTCACCAGCGTGGGCGTCGCCATCTCCGGCATGTTCCAGGCCGCGGGCAAGTCCCTCGGCGCGCTGGCCGCCGGCGTCGCCGCCCTGGCCCGGGGCGACCTGGCCGGTGCCCGCGAGGCCTTCGCCGGCTCGATCAACGATCCGATCGAGGAATACCGCAAGACGGTTGATCGCCTGGTGAAGCTCTGGAACGGCGAGTACGCCGCCGCCGGCGCGAAGGTGGTCGACGTCCAGACGCAGCTGAACGCCTCCTACGAGCGCTCCAAGCAATCGGTGGCCAGCTACGCCAAGGTGACCCAGGACAACCTGTCCAAGGTCCGCACCGCGCAGACGGCGGTCGCCCAGGGCCTGCAGGAAGCGATCAGCAAGCAGACCTCCCTGGAGAACGAGGCCACCAACAAGATCAAGGCGCTGAAGGAGCAGCAGCTGGAGGTCTACAAGAAGTATCGCGATCGCCTCAAGGAGTTCGCCGCCGCTGGCCCCCAGGAGGAAGCCTCCACCTATTCGGCGGCTGCGGATCTCAAGGTGAAGGCCCGGGCTGCCGCCGCCAAGGGCGACGTCCAGGCGACTTCGGATCTCGCCGAGCAGGCCTATGAGGTGCTGCAGCGTCTGAAGGCCGCCGGCGGGTCCACGTTCGGCCTGCAGGGCTTTATCAAGGAGCTGCAGCAGATCGAGGTCTCGGCCAACCAGAACGCCCAGGGCGCCCTGCAGCAGAAGGTCACCAACTACCAGGCGCAGATCGACAAGCTGAAGGCAGACCTGGCCGCGGTGAAGGCGGTCAAGGTCGACGTGATCCTGGACGACACCAAGCTGGCCGCCGTCCAGGCGCAGCTGAAAACCCTGGCCGAGCAGCTGAAGACGCAGTTCCAGATCCCGGTAACCCTGGCCGTCTCCGACACCGGCACCGCCGCGGCGCCGGCCGGCAAGTCGGCCCCGGGCTTCGCCGGCGGCGGCCACGTCCGTGGCCCGGGTACCGGCACCTCCGACTCCATCCTGGCGCGCCTGTCGGACGGCGAGTTCGTCCTCAACGCTGCCGCCGTGAAGCACTACGGCGTCGGCGCCCTGCAGCGGCTCAACGGCATGCAGATGCCGCGCTTCGCCGAGGGGGGCCTGGCGTCGGCTGCCGACGTGGCCACCGGCGCCTCGGGGCGGCCGGTCAACCTGGCTATCCCGGGCTACGGCGATGTGCCCCTGACTGGCGCGGCCAGCGTGGTCGAGGGCCTGGAGAAGCACTTCCGAATCACCGCCCTGCAGAAGGGCGCTACCAAGCGGCGGGGGCGGGCAGGATGAGAGCGCCGTTGATCATCGGCGGCATCCCGCTGCCCACCCATGCCGGCCTGCAGCGCCAGGAGTACGAGCCCCTGGGCGGCTCGACCCTGCTGCGCATGTCCAACGGCGCCGGCAAGAAGCGCACGCACTGGTCGAAGCTGCGCACCACCATCAGCGGCAGCGGCTGGCTGCCCCTGGCCCTGGCGTCGCTGGACTACTCGCAGCCGATCGAGCTTGCGTGCGTCCACCCGCGCTCGATGTCGTCCGCCAGTTCCCAGGTCTTCGCGCTGCCCAGCAACCGCCGGCGGGATGTGGCGCCCTGGGGCATGGGCCTGGTCGGCGATCGCTGGTGGCCCCTGCAGGTCACCGAGGGCGTGGAGTCCGTGACCCTGGAGGCGATTGAGGGCGGTTCGCTCTACCAGGTGTATTGGCTGCCGCTGCTGCAGGTGTACCTGGATGACCCCACCGTCGGGCTCGACTTCGAGGCCGCCACCTATGACTGGACGATTGAAGCCGAAGAGGCATGACCCATGGCCGCAAAAAAGCTGTTACTCAACAACCTGACCTTCACCCTGGCCGCTGCCTGCGCAGCAGCGGACAACTACATCTCGATCCCGGCGGCGGTCATGGAAAAGCTCAAGGCAAACAATCTGCCGGATCTCGACACGCTGACGCTTCCTACCCTCTCGATGACCCTGACCCTGGCTGACCCGAAGACCGGCGCCTGGGAGGTGATCACGGTCTACGCCTACAAAGGCGATCAGATCTACGCGATGCGGGGGAGCGAAGCTAACAACGGCGAAGGAGACGCGCGCGATTGGCCGGTGGGTACCCTGGTGTATCAGGCGCTGACCGCCGGGGACATCGCTACGATGAACGCGCTGACTGGCTATGCGCTGGACGCTTCCGGCGCCTTTATGGGTACGGGCGTTAACCTGCTGGACCAGCTCGACCTGGAGGACGCTCGGTGGCGGGCGACCGGGGGCGTGCTCCAGTGGCGCACCGAGGCGAGTGAAGCCCTCAACGTCTACGGCGCCGTGATCAGAATCACCGACTATGGGCTGGGCGCTTGGCGCAAAATGACCATCCTGCTGGAGAACGTAGGCTCTGCACCTCGGCTGGTTTTCGACTTCCCGTCCTACCTGCAGGTGGTCTTCGTACCCGGTTCCGGCGTGAAGCAGATCAACGGTCAGTGGGCTGTGCCTCTGGCTACCAACGGGCTTTACCGCGTGGTCCTGGAAAACGTAGCGAGCGGGTTCCTCGCCGTTTCCGTCGAGCCCCTTGAGCGGGTGGTGTAGCAGCGGTGAATCGCTTCCCGATCAACGCCAGGCCGATCAATGCGGCCGGCGACGCCGAGGCGATCGAGCAAACGCCACCTGGTGGTAATGCCGGCAGCGGCTCGGGCTCGGGATCTGGTACCAGCACCGGCTCGCCGGTCCTCAACGGCGGCCCGATCAACGCCGGGCCGATCAATGCCCCTGGCTACGCCGAGGCCGCTGAGCAAACGCCACCAGGTGGTAATTCGGGCGGCGGCTCAGGTTCGGGCTCTGGTACCAGCACCGGCTCGCCCGTCCTCAATGGAGGCCCGATCAATAGCGGCCCCATCATGGGCGGCAGCCTGTCTGGTGGCGCGCCGGTGGATCCGGGCACGCCTACGGATCCCGGCACGCCGACCGACCCTGGAACGCCGACCGATCCCGGAACGCCCACAAATCCCGGCACGCCCACCAACCCGGGCAACCCTGGCAGCGTGGATCCGACCAACCCTGCGCCTGGCACCAGCCCGGGCGCCGGCGTGCCCGTTCAGGTCGGCGCCAGCGTGCGCTGGTCCTTGCGCGTGGTGATCGGTCAGGTGGATCTCTCCGCGCGCCTGGTGGGCCGTGTGACCGTCACCGCGGCCGAGGGCGCTGCGCGCATCGCCGAGGTGTCCCTGGTGCCCCTGGAGTCGACGCTGCTGCCGATCGCCTGGCTGGGCCGCTCTGTGGCGATCTACAGCCAGCACACGGACGCGGATGGCCGGGTGAAGGAGGTCAAGCGCTTCGGCGGGGTCGTGGCCACGCCCGAGTGGGATCCGCATGCCGGCGTCCTGCACCTGACCTGCGCCGATACCCTGAAGGCCACCCTGGAGGCGATGGAGGTCCCGGCGATCGCCACCCTGATCGGGGGCCGGTGGGAGGAGGCGATCTCTGGCGCCATCGAGAGCCATTGGGACTATGCCCAGCAACGCATGGAATCGGTGGCCGCCGCCCTGGATATGACCGTGGACGGCCAGGTTCGCCTGGTGCCCTGGCAGCCCAAGGCCACGCCGGATCTGTACTTCGGCGCCGATACCATCGTGGACGACTCTTTCTCGATCGATATCATGTCGACCGAATCGCTCTACAACCAGGTCGTCCTTACCGTCGAATACCGCTACACCCGCCTGCGCCAGCGCTCGGCCTCCTACAACTGGGGCCATCCTGCAGGCGGCTTCTGCCAGTGGCGGCTCAAGACCTCGGATCTGCCGACCGTCTCGATGATCAAGGAGGCGCTGGCCGGTACCGGCTGGGCGCTGCAGGCGCTGACCTTCCAGACCCTGCCGGCGTCGGCGCCGCTGCCTGACCTCTGCCCGGGTGCGCAGGGGGCCTGGATCAATCCCTACACCAACGATCCTTTCGCGCTCAGCATGAGCTCCAAGGTCGTGCGCCGCATCGGTCAGTCGGTCACCGAGACGTACACCATCACCGTCCAGAACTCGGCGTCGATCGCCGCCCTGGGCGAGCAGATCCTGCGCGATACCTACTCGGCTGAATCCGAGTTCGATACCTCGGCCTGGGAGGCGATGGATCAAGCGGCGGATTCCTCCGCCTACGCCAAGGGCGGCTTGCCGCCGGTGCTGTCGACGGGCTGGGGCCGGCGCGATGAAGTCGGGGACGAGATCCTGGACAAGGACGATACGGCGCTGCGCGCGAACCTGCTCGCCACCGCCTACGCGCTGGCCGCCACCAAGATCGCCAGCACCCACCGCGGCACGCGCGCGCTGTTCACCACGCCGGTGCCGGCGGCGGATCTGGATCTGTCGCACACCGTGTGGGCGCAGGCCTCTGGCTGCACTGCCCAGGGCAAGGTGGCCGCCCTGGACTTCGAGTGGGATCTGGAGAACGGCGCCGATACCGTGAAGGTGGCGGTGGCCATCTCGGCGGGCTACGGCGATCGCTCCAGCGCCTATGCCCAGCCGGCGAAGCCGGACGTGACCGGCCTGCCGCCGTTCAGCTCCACGAAGCCGCTCGCCACGCAGCTGGCCGAGAAGGGCACGCCCAGCTCTGCCTATCGCGATGACGTGGATGGCTATGCCGGCAACTACTCCAGCGTGGTGCATGGCACCCGGACCAACTCCACCTCGGTCACGGCGCCTGGCGGCGACCCGAATACCAAGGGCTCGACGTCGTCCTCGAACGTCGATTCTTTCGGGCACGAAACGACCACCACCACCTCGACCGATGGCAACGGCAACACCACCACCACCACGGTTACCGAAGAATCCGCCGCCATGACCACCAGCGGTGGCGGCACCTTCCCGCGGCGCTTCCAGGTCACTGCCCCGGATATCGCTGCGGCCTATACCGATGAAATGAAGCCCACGGCGTCGGCCCGCTTTGAGGTGGCCACCCGGGGCGACCTGCTCACCCTGGAGGCGATCCCATGAGCCTGGTCGATGACCTAAACGCGCTGATCCAGACCCGCGTCCGGCAGGCGCTGGCAACCGTTGAAGCCCGCGGCGGCCTGGCCGGGCAGCGGGGCACAAGCAGCTTTACCGAGCCAGAGGCTGCGGGTACCGCGGGTATCGCCTCGCCGCTGACTGAAACCGAGATCACCAATGAGGACGGATCGAAGTCGACGTCTCGCACCTACTACGAGGAAGTCTCTCGGCTCTACTCCAACGACTTCGTGCTGTCGGTGGAAGTGAAGGCGCTGAAGAGCATCACCATGCGCGACGCGAATCAGTCGCCGGTGGTGCTGCAGTTCAAGGCGCCCATACCGAAGAAAAAGGAGGAGGGCTGATGTTCGATAGCGCTCTGCATGACTGGACGCCCGGGGATGAGTTTCTGTTCGGCGTGCCGTGGCATGGGAAGGTGCAGGCTCGGCCTGGCGAATATGAGCTTTCCATCTGGCTGCCCAATGGGCAGTTTGTCCCCTATCCCGCCGGTGACGTGCTCACGGCGAAGGGCTGCCAGTGGTTCCGCGATCCCAGGGCGAAGCCCGTCGAGCGCACGCCTGAGCAGCAGGCTGAAGACAAGAAGCGTGGCATCGAGTGGCGGCCGGATGTGCTGTTCGACTATGCCCAGATGCATGTGCATCTGCGCTCGGAATGGGAACAGTCCATTCCCACTCTGCCGAAGTGGCTTTATAGCGACGGCGAGCAGGTGTTCATGGTGGGCATCTTCGGGGGCGAATCCTCCCGTAGGCTTCGCCTGTCGCCGCAGCCCGTCCTGCGGCGCTCGCCGGAGGAGGACGTGCGTGACCAATGGAGGCATGAGGAGATTCCGCTCACTGAAACCGTGAAGGCGGAATGGGGCTATGTGGGTCAGCTGGATATCTCCGACACCACTCGGGATGGCTCGCGGGTGCTGCTGTCGAGCGGGGCTAAAGACCAGTACCTGGGGTATATCTATGACCCGGACGGCGGGCCTACAAAGCTGCGCCCCGGGGCGCGGTGGTTCGAGCTGGTGATCTCCACCGAGGTGGATGACGAAACCGGCAAGCGCACCCATAAGGCGCACCTGACCGAGATCAACTTGGAATGGTCCAGCACCCAGACTTACTCGGATAACTACGACCATGGCTGGGTACAAGCCTTCTCTACGGGTGGCGAAACCACCGTGGAAACGGAGACCATGCGGGCGGGGTACACCTCCTATGGCACCCTGACCGGCGTGGGCAATGCGCCAGGCATGTCCGTCCTGTTCACTGTGGGCGGTAGCCATCGGCTGACCTACCAGGTTCGGAACGCGGCATGCGGCTACTTCTATGACGCGGAGGATAAGCCGGTCCCCATCCGCTTCGACGTGGACTTCGCCGAAATCTTCACCATGTCAGGGCCTTCGGGTGGGGACCACTCGGAAGATACGGAGTGGGTGCAATACGCGCCGAACTGGGCGTTCGAGGTGACCAAGCAGGGCGGTGCTAGGTGGTCCGGGGGTGGCTCCGGGTCTCTGTCTGTCACCTCTGAGATGCGCGTCAGTGCTCCTGGTGCTTCTACCTCGATCAAATACACCGGACACGCGCAGTTCACCGATACCATCGACTATGACTGGACTGGCACTATGGTTGGCCATCTCTCCACCTCGAACGCTGTTCAGTGGGAGCAGAAGGCCTTCATGGATGGCGTGCTGCTGCACTCGGCATCGGGCGGTGAGGGCAGCTCACGGGGGTCCTACGCGAGCCATCTGTATCTGCCCGCTTCAAACGCGAACTACTCCAGTTTCAAGGACAGTGTTGGGCTGCAATACAGCCTGCGGCTACTGTCGCTGAACATTGGGCAGCTGATCGTCAAAAGGTACGAGGGGGACTACGTCCTCACCAGCATCCGCGCTGGGCGCTTTTTCTACTTCGACAAGGTCGGCGGCGAGGTGAAGCAGTACGCCAAGCCTGCCGTGCTCCCGCCCCTGCAGGTCGCCTACAACCGGATCACTGACGAGCTCGCCACCAGCGAGAAGGGCTTCGTCGGCTTCGTCTAAACCCTCACCCTGGAGAAGCCAGCCATGCAGCCGGCCCGCCTACCCCTGCGCGTTATTCGGGGGGTGACCCTCAACGAGACGCTGCGCCTCATGCAGCCGTCCCGCGTCTACAAGCCCATTGAGTCCATCGAGCCATCGGCGCCGGTGCGGATCAAGGTGCCCGGGCATGGCCTGGCCGGCACCTGGCCGGTCTGGTTTTCCGGGGTCGATGGCCTGCCGGATCTCAACCGCGAGGTGCGCTCTGGCCGCCCGCACTCGGCCCGGGTGGTCGACGTCGACACCCTGGAAATCAACGCGATCGATGCCACCGGCATGCGGCCCCGGGGCGGGCGCCTGGTCTACCTGCCGCCGGTGGATCTCGCCGGCGTGACCGGGGTGCTGCGCGTCTTCGATGCTCGCACCGGCAAGACGCTCCTGCAGCTGGACGCCGACAACCAGGGCCTGCAGGTGCTCGGCCCTGGAACGCTGCGCCGGCGCATCGAGGCCTCGGCGGATCTGCCCTGGTCCACCGCGCCCTACCGGATCGACCTCACCTTCCCGGATGGGACCGTGGTGCGCTGGTTCGAGGGCGATGCGGAGGTGGTGCCGTGATCGAGTCCGACCTGCCGCCTGTGATGCTGATGGAGGGCGGCTTCGCCGTCGTCATCGAGCCCGACGTCGCGCCCGCGGTCGTCGCCCTTTCCGAGCCTGGTCCACGCGGCGCCGGCGCCGCCGAGGTCAGCACCGACCCTGATAACCGCCTGACCGTCGGCAGCGATGGCGGGCTGTTCGTCCGCGACACCTTCATCCCTGACCCGCTCGCCTACTACATCCTCGCCAAGGAGTAAGCCCCTATGTCTCTCGAAGCCCGCGTCATCGCCCTGGCCCAACAGATCGGCGCCGACGTCAAAGCGCTGCGCACCAACGATGGTGATCTGACCACCCTCAAGACCACCGCCAAGGGCAACCTGGTGGCCGCCTTGAACGAGCTGTTCGGCATGGTCGGCAACACCGGCGCCAAGATCGACGATACCGCCGGCGATGGGGTGACCACGGTCACCTGGTCCGCCGACAAGATCTACGACTCGATCCTCGCCTCGATCAACTCCCTGCGCACCGAGCTCACCAACGGCGCCACCGCCGCCCTGGATACCTTCGGCGAGCTGGCGAAGGCCCTCGGCAACGATCCGAACTATGCCGCCACCATCGCTACCGCCCTGGGTAACCGGGTGCGCTTCGATGCTGCGCAGACCCTGACCGCCGCGCAGAAGGTGCAGGCCTGCGCCAACATCGGCGTCGGGGATCCTGAGCACGACTTCGTCGCCGACTACACCACCGCCCGGGGGTAAGCCATGAGCCTGGAATCGCGCATCACCGCGCTTGCCCAGGCCCTTGCCGCCGACATCAAGGCCCTGCGCACCGGCCTGGCTGGCAAGGCCGCATCGGGCGCGAACACCGATATCAAGTCGATCACTGGCAGCGCGGCCAAGCTGACCACGCCGCGCTCCATCGGCCTCAACGGAGACGGCAGCGGCTCGGTCGACTTCGATGGGTCCAGCAATATCGCCATCCCGCTGACGCTGGCTGGTACCGGCGTCACTGCGGGTACCTACGCGGTGCTCACAGTCGATGCCAAGGGGCGGGTCACGAATGGCCGAATCCTGCAGGCGGCCGACCTACCCAAGACGGGCATGCCCGAGGGCACCTGGGGGGTGGTGGCCACGGATCTCTATGGCCGGGTAACTGCTGGGCGTGCGGCCACGGCCGCGGACATCGTATCCGGGGTCCTGGCGTTTGCTCGGCTGCCAGTGCTGGGGCAGGTCTCATCGGCGGGTACTGCCATCGTCGAGGTCGGTGCGAACGCGAACGGGACCTGGGTGCGGCTCGCTGGCGGCTGGCAGATCTGCTGGCGGACGATCACCACGGAATCAATCGCGGCCAATCCCAAGGGGCTTTCTCCAGGCTACACCTGGACCTTCCCTGCGGCTTTCGCCGACTCGAACTGGTGCGGGTTCCTGCAGAACATGAGTGGCTGGGCCTATGACTACACCATGGGCTTCGAGGGCAAGGCCTCCACCTACATGGGCAGCATCTACATCAAAAACCAAAGCGATCAAGCGCACCAGATGAACCACAACATCCAGTGCCTGGCTGTCGGGCGGTGCTACTACTGATGATAATCAACCTGTCACCCATGCGTACCGAGGGCGTCCTGGTCGTGCAGAAGGCGGGCGATGTCCTGACCATCAATGGCGAGGCCTTCGACTTCTCGGTCATTCCCGAGGGCGCCAGCCTGCCGTCGACCGCGGTGGCCACCGCCTGGCTCGCCGGCGACATCCACCGCGCCGGCGGAGTGCTTGAGCTGACGCTCATCCTGCCCCATGGCCGCAACCCTTCCCAGGCCGTCGCCTTCCCGGAGCCGCTGCTGGATCCGCCTGATGGCCTGCTGGCGCTCCCGTTCGATCCGCCCGAAGAGGAGGCGCCCGATGTCGAACATTGACCTGTCGCAGCTGGTGACCGCCGAGGTGAAGGAGCTAGCCGCCCTGGTGGAAACGCGCGCCCGCATCGCCAACCGGCGCTGGCAGGCCGAGACCGGCGGGACGTCGATCCAAGGCCTGCCGGTACCCACCGACCGGGAATCGCAGGCGCTGATCACCGGCGCGACGGTCCAGGCCATGATCGACCCCGCCTATAAGCTCAACTTCAAGACCGCCGCCGGCTTCGTCGCGCTGGACGCCAAGACGGTCATCGGCATGGCCATGGCCGTGCGTCGGCATGTGCAGGCCTGTTTCGACCGGGAGGCGGCGCTGCTGGACGCCCTGGACGCCGAAACCTTCACCGATGCCATGCTCGAGGAAGGCTGGCCGCCTGCAGGCTGACCCATGAGCTCTGGCAAATTCCAATCGCGGGCGGTGGTGATGCAGCGCTCGCGGTGGGTGTTCGAGCTGGTGGAGCCGCTGGTCTACCTGGATCCGGTCCTGGGCACCCGCGTGGTGCCGGCGGGCTTCGTGTCGGATCTCGCCTCTATCCGCATCCTGCGCGAGGTCTGCCGCTATGCGCTGCTGGTGGCCCTGGCTGCCTGGGTGATCGGCTGGGGCTGGGTTGAGCAGCTCGGCCTGGTCGTCGCCCTGGTGGCGCTGGCGCTCTATGCGCTCACTGCCGGGTACGGGCTGCGCGCCTCGATCCTGCACGACTACGAGTATCTGCGGGGGGAGCTGACGCGGCGCCAGGCCGATGGCCTGTACTACCGCGCCTTGCACTTAGGCGACGGGACCGCCGCCTGGCGATCGAGCATCTTCTGGTGCGGGGTGCGCCTGGGCGGCTTCGCCCGGTACCGCGCCGCTCAGAAGTAGGGGCGTTCCTTGGGGTTCAGCCCGCGCGGGCCGGCGCGCACCAGGCGGATGGCGTCCGCGAGGGTCGCGGTGATGCCCCAGCAGGTCGAGCCGGTGGCATCGGCGCCATCCAGGGCGCGCACCTCATACCGGGTGCCCTCTGGCCAGGCCATGTGCCAGGCCGCCTTGCAGTCGCGTACCCGGTCGTCCAGGTAGGCGTCGTTCGCGTTCTTCTCGCGGAGCATGTTCAGGTGCTGCGCCAGGGTGAAGGTCTGGATGTAGGGCCGCTTCCACCAGTCCTGGACCTCTTGGGGGTCGCGCCGATCGAGCGGGGTGGCGTCGAACCAGATTCGCTGCAGCGGGTTGAGTGGGATGTCGCCGTCGACCATGTCTTGCCAATCGGGACGATGCTCCGCTCGGTACTCATCCAGATGGCGCTCGCTGCCTGGCTGGTGCTCGGAAAGCTGGGACATCGATGGTCTCTCCTGAAGGTTGAAGGGCGCACCCGGACAGGTGGGTGCGCGGGTCAAGCCTACCTGTATTTTTCGTGACGGCTAGGGCTGGCCCCCATCGTTCTGCCGACTGCTGGTCAATTTTGCTAGACGCATCCTCTCGCCCGTCCGGGCACCCACCACCAATTCCCTCCCTCATCAAGCCCGCTTGCGCGGGCTTTTTTTCGTCTGGAGAAAGCCATGCCGATCACCGTGGACCAGCTGGTGCAGATCCTCCCGCGGTCCCGCTCGGTCGCCCCTCTGTGGGTGCCCGCGCTCAACCTGGCCATGCAGCGCTATGCGATCACCTCGCCGGTGCGGATCGCCGCCTTCCTGGCCCAGGTCGGCCATGAGAGCGATCACCTCAACCGGGTAGTGGAGAACCTCAACTATTCCGCCCAGGGCCTGGCCGGCACCTGGCCCAGCCGGTTCGCCGTGGATCCGAAGGCGCGGCCCCTGGTACCCAATGCCCGCGCGCTGCAGCTGGCGCGCCGGCCGGAGGCGATCGCGAACGCCGCCTATGGCGGGCGCATGGGCAACGGGCCGGAGGCTTCGGGGGATGGCTGGCGCTATCGTGGGCGCGGTCCCCTGCAGGTGACCGGGCGTTCGGCCTATGCGGCCATGGGGTCGGCGCTGGTGTTGCCCCTGCAGGCGCGCCCGGAATTGCTCGAACAGCCTGAGCCTGGTGCGCTGGCCGCTGGCCTGTTCTGGTGGTGGAACGGGCTCAATCAGTTGGCGGACGCGAATCGGTTCGAGGAGCTGACCGCCCGGATCAACGCCGGCAAGCTCGGCCTGGCCGCCCGCATCGCCCTGCGCCAGCGAGCCGCCGAGGTCCTGGTGCTCGCATGAACCCGGTCAGCGTCCGTCCGGTCGTGATCCTGGTGCTGGCCAGCCTGGTGGTGGGCGCGATCGCCGGCGGCGCGTTCGCCTGGTGGATCCAGGGTAATCGGTGGCAGGTGGTGGTCGCCGGTAAAGAATCTGACCTACGGCAGGCGAAGGCGGACCACTCCGACCTGATCGCCCAAATCAACCGGGCGGCGGCCGAGGCCATCCTGGTCGCCCAGGGCAAGGCCGCCCAGGCCCAGCGCCATGCGGCGCTGATCGACGAAACCATGACCGCGAGGCTGCGTGATGAAGAACGGAAAAGCGGCGAGCTGTCTGCTCGCCTTGCTGCTGGTGAGCGGCTGCGGGTCGCGGGGCGCTGCGCCCCAGGTGCTGGCGACGTGCCCGGAACCTCTGCCGCGGCCGGCGCCGCCGGCGTGGATGATGGAGGCACCGTCGAACTCAGTCGAGCTGCTGGACGCGACGTTCAAGCTGCCCGAGCTGGAGCAGCCCGCGACCGCACCGCGCTGATCGGCCTGCAGCGGTGGGTGCGGGAGGTCTGCCTGGCGCCGTAGGGTCAGGGGTTGTACTTCGCCTTGATGGCGGCGACGTCGGCGTGGACGGGATCGTCTGCCTTTCGGCCTTGGGCCAGGTAGAAGCGCTGATCGAGGTTGCGGCCAACGTCGCCGGTCATGAAGCCCAGCCAGAGCAGGTAGCTGATCAGCTGGCGCCCGCTCATGGCCAGCGCGTGCATCCGGCGTCCGCGCTTGATCATTCCCTCCGGGGTGCCGTCACTGGGCGTCGCGTACTGGAGGTGCAGCTGTTCCAGCAGGTAGGCCAGGCTGGTGACCTGCTCCAGGACCACGTCGGGGTTTTTGTACGTGCCGAGATGGCGCGCGGATAGCTCGGTGCAGGCCAGGGTTTCGAGGGTGTACTGGACCGGGTAGGGCGCCACCCGGTAATCGGCGCCCTCGACCTGGGGCGTGAGGTAGTAGCGCATGGCGCGCCCGGTCAGCCCGATCCGCTCGGCGGCGAAACGCGGGGTGGTGCCCGCGTCCGCGATCAGCCGCTTGAGGTACTCCGGGTCGGGCAGGTAGTGCGTTTCCGCGTTCGGCATCATGGCTGCAGGCCTGCGCGGGCGTGGGCGAGGGCGATCTCTTTGGCCTGGTCCAGCGTCTTCAGGTGAGGGTGCAGGTGGACGATGTGCGGATTGTCGATGTCGTCGAGGTGGTCGACGTTGACCGAGAAGCCGCCGCCGTAGCTGGTGCTGTCCTGGATGCTGATCCGGGTAGGAACGCCGTCCTGCAGGAGGGTGTATTCCGGGTCGGTCTGTTCGTCGCCGTGCTGGTGCTTAAAGGTGAATTCGGTCATGGCTCTGGCTCCTGAATGGGGTGGCCGCCCCGGCGGGGGCGGCGGAGGGTGCCGCCCTTAAAGGGCGGCGACTTCGTCGAGGCTGGCTTGGGCGGCGTCGATGTCCGCCTTGCGGAAAAGGGCGCCCAGGTTGGTGCCGAGCTTGAAGGTCTCGGTGGCGACCGTGGCCAGGACCAGGCTGTCGCTGGTGACCAGGTGGCCGTTGCGGAAGGTGACCGGCTCGCCTTCGAGCTTGATCTGGCTCAGGGCCAGGAAGCCTGCCGCGTTTGCGGCTTGGCGGGTGGGGAAGGTGGCTTGCTTTTTCATCGTGTCGCTCCGGGGGCGCCTCGCCGTCGTGGCTGGCTGGTGGGATCATCATGCCCGGAACAATGTTCCGGGGCTAGCGGATGATCGTGCGCCGGCGATCCACACGTCGGGTCCGATCGGTCGGCTGTTGCCGTGAAATTCTGGAGGGGTGGCTGAGCGCCCGGTTCGCCCTGGTCAACCTGGCGGAAACCCTGCGGCGGCGCGGATCCGCAAAAACGCACATGATGGGGTGTCATGTGCGTGTAAATTCCGCCTCCCGCCGGCGCCTGGCGCTATACCCTGCGCCAGAGGCGCTCGCAGCCTGTCGGCGCTGGACGCCAAAACGCACATGATCCGGGACGTGAATCAGGCGTGAGGCTTTTTGCCCCGCGCTTCGTCCAGGCTGATCACCCTCGGGGGCCACAGCTCACCGTTGTCTGGCAGCAGGAGGTCGAGCTGGCTGACCGCCTGGCGAACCCGGAACGGGGCCAGGTGCGCGTAGATCTCCGTCTGCTCGATGCTGGCGTGGCCGAGCAGGTCGCGGACCTCGATCAGCGGCACGCCGGCGGTCACCAACCAGGCCGCGCAGGTGTGGCGCAGGTCGTGGATGGTGAAGTCCTGGATGCCGGCTTCGTCGACTGCCTTCTCGAAGGCCGTTCGGATGCTCTTCACCGGGTCGCCGTCGCGCTTGCAGAACAACCAGGGGCTGTCCGGGCAGTTCGCGGCGCGGTAGGCCAGCCGGCGAAGGATGGCGGCCTGGGCGGAGTGGTTCAGCGGGATCGAGCGGCGCTTGTCGCTCTTGTTGTCGGTGTGCTCCAGGATGATCAGATTGTTCTGCAGGTCGATCCTGCTAACCTCCAGGCCGAGCAGCTCGCTCTTGCGCCCGCCGGTGTGGACCGCCAGCCGAATGAAGTCCTCGAGGAGCTGGCCGGTCTTGCGCTCGGCCGCCTTGCGGCACAGGCCCTCGACCTGGGCGCGGGTCAGCCAGCGCACGCGCCCGTCCGGCTCGCGCAGGCGCCGGCCGGTGATGACGTTCGGCACCTGCCAGTCCAGCTCGGTGTTGCAGTAGTTGATGGCCGCGGAAAGGGCAGACAGCTCCCGGTTGATCGTCGCCGGCGCCGCGCCCGCTTCCAGGCGCCTGGCGCTGTAGCTGCGGATGTCCTGGCCGGTCAGCCGGTTGACCACCGTGTCGTCGGGAAAGTAGTGCTTCAGGGTCTGCACTCGGTAGAGGGTGCTCTCGAAGCTCCGTTGATGCCGGCGGGCGTGATAGAGGTATGGCCGCAGAACCTGGGCCAGGGTGCGGGGCGCCTGGACGCCCATGTGCTTCTCCCGCCAGACCTCGGCGACCACCTGCTGGTAAAGCACGCGGGCGTCCTTGCGGTCTTCGGTTTGGGTGGAGCGGCGGACGGGGATGCCGTAGGCATCGGTGTACGTCATCCACCAGAATTTGGAGTCCTTGCGGCGGTAGATCATGGCGGGTACCTGGCTGTGCTGGCCTGGTGCCAATTCTACCAGTTGCCCTGGAAATAGCCGGACGGGCCGCCGCCGGCATCGGGGCGTTCGTCGCAGGATTGACACCAGATCGGTTGTCCGAACGTGAAAATCGCCCTCATGGCGCTGCGCAACAATGCGTCAGGTTCTTCACGCCATGCTTGCCACGTGCCGTAACCGGGCGGTAATCTCCGACCCCAGATACGACAAAGCCCGCCGAAAGGCGGGCTTTAGCCGGGCAGTGCAGAGCTACCAACTCTCACTGCCTGTGGTCTCGAGGATGTCCTTGCTTGCCGGCGTGGATGACGAGACCTGTAAGTTCAGATTCTGACGATGCCGGAAGGTTCTGTCTAGCCTCCGTGCGTCCGCTCGATGATCGACCTTCCAGGCCCCACCTCTAAGACCTTCGCTTCGTCGTCGCTACTGCCTCGGCGCCTTTGGCGTGGCTGGACGGATTGGACTCAAGAGATTGTTGCTGTCCTTGCCGCAGTAGTTGGACCGAACGGGGAACCTCACATACGGTCCAGCGTGCGACGCGCACCACGCCTTCCTCGGAGTCGCGTCCGAGGGGCTATTGCATGTGGGCAAGGGGAATTACACCGGCACCACGTTAAAAACGCCGAGGGAGCGCCCTGCATGGGTAGGCTCAGCAATCGCAGCAGGCCGAATGGTGTGTCATCCAGGCGCGTGAGGGGGGCAAGGTGCTGCGGCGCCTACCGAAGCTGGATGCAAGGCGGACTTTCCTGGCGCAATGCCGGGAGGGCTTGCCTTTCTCGAAGCGCAGCGAAGAGAAAGGCAAGCTAGACAGCGCTTGCGCATCCTTATTGCCGCTCTGGCTCTTGCGCGGGGGGTAATAATTCCACGGCCAGTTGCCTGCCGGATCATGTGCGTTTTCCCTGCCAGAACAAGGGCTTGCCCTCTCGATGACGGGGCGTGCTCGACTGACCTGGCGCGTCGGCTATACTGGTTGTCTGTCCAGTGCTCTGTAATCGCAATCATGGAAGACGACTCTGACTACTATCTCGACTTCGGCGACTTCGGGTACCAGCTCGATCCTGACTCGGACGCCGCGCAGAACGGCCGCCTGCTGATCGAGCTGGGCCGGCTGATCCACCAGGTGGAAGACCTGGAGCAGGCGCGCGTGGTGCTGCTGGGCCACGTCACCTCCCTCTGTCGCGACAACGCCAAGCTCCGCGAACGCCTCGGCCTGCCGCCTGTCGACCATCGGGGGGTGGACTTCCACGCGCGCGAGGCCGAACGGTTCAAGCGGCGCGCTGCCCAGGAGGGCCTGTTCTTCCGCCGGTGTGGCAAGGTGCGGCTGGCGCCGCGCAAGTAGGGGACGCCTTTTGTATGCCCTTTAGGTGCTCTTGGTATATACCGGGTATTCCTAAAAGAAACCTAAAAGAAACCCTTGCGGGGACTTGAACGGGTCGGGCAGACCGATCATAATGCCTCCCATGGACGGCGCAGCTCGCGCGGTCCCTTACTCCGAAAGGATCGAATCCATGTCTGACTCCGTTGACCTCAACCAAACCGAAAGCGACCGCCGCCACGCGGAGGTGATGAAGCTCATCGCCGAGACCGCCGCGCAGAACGCCGCCGCCGCTAAGGCCATGGCCGAGGCCCGCAAGATCTCGAACGAGACCCTCTGGTACCCCATCGTGGTGGCCGGCGGCTTGCTCGGCGCCGGTGGTCTCTTCACCACCGTGCTGCTGAAGTTCATGTCCTGATCCACCTGCCCCGCTTCGGCGGGGCTTCTCTTTGGTGCCGCCTATGTACCGCGTCATGCAGTACCGCCCGCCGGTCGCCGATGACCTGGTCCGCGTGAAGGACCAGCTCGCGGTCGGCTCTCGCGTCCTCGCCTCCCTGGTCGGCATCGAGCAGGGCAAGATCCGCCGCTACCTGGGTGGCCCCGAGGCCAAGCAGCTGAGCCTGGCGAACCATTTCATGCTGGCCGCGCAGTCGGTCCTGGACGATGACCAGCTCGCCCTGGTCTTTCAGGCCATGCGCGACCACGGCGCCGAGCTGGATCTGGCCGCGGTACCGGCGCAGGCCCATGCTGATTGATTCCGGGCTGTGCTTCGATATCGGCCGCTGGAACACGCCCGAGTGGCGCGCC